ACAAAATGGGGATAGTTTAAACGGTATCTCGAGGAAAAACTTGGTGTTGTATCAACTGCAGAGTAACGATATTGACATTTTCAAATATGTCAATTTTGCGAAAACTAAGAAACGTGAAACTTACACATCAATGTTTGGGGCTATATTTGCACCTTGGCAAATGTATAGAGATAGCCGTCATAATTATTGTCGTGCTTTGACACGACTAACGGCAAATCGAGAAAGGGAATTAGAATTGTTGCAAAATAATAAACGATTGCTGCACAGACGTGGACGTTTTGGGCGTGCGTACCGATCCATCATTGATTCGATTCGTAATGAATTGGGAGAAACTTTAATGGAGTCCGAATTTGTGTGGATATTGCAAGAAAATTATGTAAACTTAACTCACCCTAAGAGAAAAATACGTATCCAAGCTTGGAGAAATTTGTGTGAAGGTGCAAAATTAGACACCATATTCACTGAGGAGATTATTGGAAAATTAAAAATGTTCGAGAGAGCCAAACCTGGTAAATATCCACGATTAATTGGGGATTATACTACAGAAGGCTCGTTGTTAGCTGGATTCTTGATGGAAATAGTCAAGAAAGCTTTCAAAGTTCGGTATGTTGGTTCTACACGGATTGAATTCGTTAAGACGACTGAACCATCCGCTCTCGATGCAATCGCTGTCAGATTAAAGGAAGATCCTGCTGACCAGTGGTATATTCACTCCGATGATATCTTTATGAAGATAGATAATAAGTTGTATGAAGCTGACATAAGCGCATGTGACACCAGTAATGGCAAGTCTATCTTTGATTTAACTGAATATGTTTGTTCTGTTCATCCACAATTTCACGCCTTAGCGAAAGGTATAACCGCGCAATGTACAAATAGTTTTAAAATCGTCGATCCAGAATCTCGACGTACCATTCGCTTGCAACCGGAAGATCCCGTTCAAGCAAGTGGTGTAACCTCGACAACATGGCAAAATGTTGTAGCCTCCACCGGAATAGCTACTAAGTGTGTAGTAGACGGGAGCAGAAATGTCACCGAGATACAGGCCTCAGCCTTCTCGGTTGGCTATTTGTTGACTGTCGAACCACGCGATGATTTTTATCGTAGCACATTTTTGAAAAATTCCTGGCAAGAGCACAACGCCATCCTCAACTTTGGTACCTTGAGGAGTTGGGCACAATATGAGGGAGATGTACCCGGAAGAGGGGATGCATCAACACGAATAAAGGATTTTATGGGAACCGTTGCCTTAGGGTATAAGTACAGTGGACACTTTTGGTTGTTTGAGAACTTCCTAAAGAGTCTTGGCCGGTTCAAAAAAGTGCGCTTATGTGATGATCACATAAAGCACACAACAACAGAAGAG